TGTAGAAGCCTTTCCGCCGGATAAGCGCAAACGTGACCTTGATAACGTGCTAAAAGCGCTGCTAGATGCCCTGCAAAAGTCTGGGGTATACAAAGATGACGGTCAAATAGATAAGCTCTCTATCGAGCGGAAAACGCCCTTAAATGGGCGCGTTCTAGTGACAATTGAGATTATGCCTACCAATTAGGAATGTCATCATCCATAAAAGACGATTGAGCTTGTGGTTTTGGCTTAGGTGCTTCTTGTTTTGGCGCAGCATTAGCAGAACCCTTGGGAATCAGCTTGATGTCGTTGGCATGGATGGAGTACATATATTGACCTGCGCGCTCACCACTTTCGACCTTCTTATTTTGTATCTCGCCCTGAATCAGAACCAAATCGCCTACATGAACGTATTTGCTGGCAATCTCGGCAAGCTTACTAAAGCAGCTAATGTTGTGCCAAGTGGTTTGTTCTTGCGCGGTGCCAGACGCATCCTTCCATTTTTTGTTCGTTGCTACTGAAAGGACGGTGAGTTCACCGCCATTTTTCAGTACTTTAGTATCTTTTTTACCCACTCGTCCCATGAGTATTGCTGTGTTCATCATTGCGCGCGCTCCATTTGCGTTATAAATTTCTCTGCCTGTTCGTAAGAAAGCTCATCAACTGTAGCCACTTCATAATAATTAAGTGCCTTCTTGATGCGCTCTTCACTGAACTCTTTTTGTGTAAACAATTCTTTTATCCTATCTCGCTGGGTTCTGGAAACTGGCAAACAATCGTCAGTGTTGGAATTTCCGTCTGCGACAACATCTTCTGCACTATTATGTCCAGAATTATCAGGTTGGTTAACATCAGTACCATTAGAATCACTACGTGGATCAACTTCATTGTTGTTTTCTCCTATCCCAAGAATCTGCTTTAGTTTATTAGTCTGTGTTGGTTTGCTGTCGTGCGTTACAGTAAAGCTGCCGTCAATGACTTCTGAATCTTGCTGCTCTTCAGCTACCTTGAATCCTCGTAGCGCATCACCAAACACGTCACGCAACGCAAAGGCTCTGGCTCTCATCTGCAACATACGCTTAGGATAGTTTGTCCATGGTCCTGCTTTCTTCAAAAGACCAGCTGAACTGGCATCTTGTATGGTAAACGTCTGTTCTCTAGGCTCAAACCCTTTACGCTTAACAACACATCGGTACCCTGTGGTAGCACCTGTTTTTTTGTCGATGATTGGCTCTTCATTGACGCCTTCGCAATCGGGATGGCTCAACACAAGCGCCAGTAAACCATCACCCCATAAACAAGGTCGACCATTGATGACGGCAATGTCTTGCAATGATTGGGCGATTGGGAAGCCTAGTTGATAACCCATTTCCATCGCAATGAAGATGTCGGCAGGTTTTCCACGATAAGACGTTGGCACAATTTCTGATTTAGACATCATCATGGCGACTTTCTGATAATGTTCGTATAGCTGAGGAGAAAATAAGCTGTCTTCAAGCTTGCTTGCCTTTTGTGCTTGAGTGACTTGCAGCTCATGGCGCAGCTCTAGTATTTGATTATTTTGTTTAGCAATCGTTAATTCGTTTTGTAATGCGGTTATCTCTGCGTTCATGTTATTCACCTTGTACGTGTTTAATGCCATCAATAAATGCTTCACCAACCAGGTAAGCATCTTCTTGTGTGTCAATGCCGCCGTAGCAGCATAGTGTATCGCTATTGGCGTAAATCTCAACAGCCCAAAAGCCTTTTGTGTCCTCAAATACTTCCAATCTAAAATTAACCATTATTGGCTTACTCCTTTAATCAAAAAGGTGCGACTTCCGCGCTTGTTGGCCTTCCATGAAATGATGGGCTTACCGGTTTCATCGGTTAGGCATTCTGCATCTTGCATAAATTGCATAATGTTAAATTTGTACTTTTCCTCAACCTCGCTCAAAGCCTTAATCTTAAAGCGTGTATCGACTAAAGTTGTTAATTGTTCGGCAACATCCGGCGCAATTGTTTTGGTTTTTTCAGGGTCATGTTTTGGGTACATCAAGCGCAAATCGACCTGATTAATTGCCTCTGGTGGTGTTCTTGTTTGGACGCATTCCCAGAACTTTTTAGCCTCATTGATGACGCGCTCTTCAATCTCGGCATCGCGTGTGTATTTGAACTCACGATAATCATTGCCGCCAATCAAAACTGCGATGTAGGCACAGTCGGCGTTTGTGACTGCGCAATAATGGGCTACTTGGACGAGGTAGGGTAATGGGATTGTGTCGCTTCCGTCTTCACCCCATTCGTGAGCCATGAACCCAGAGGAGCACTTGACTTCCAAAACAGCATTAAGGCTAGGAATAAACCCATCAACATTAGCACGAAGGAAGTTAATAAAAGGATGAACAAGAGTTTCTGGAGTTTCAACAATGACATTGTTTCTTTTTGCAAATTCATCTCTTACCACTCCTTCTAAAGCATGACCCCAATATTGAAACTCGGTCATCTCACTAGTCGACTCGATTTGGCCGGTCTTCTCTAAATACAATTGGTAGGGTGTTTTATAAGATGACAAGCCCATAATGATAGGCATATCAGAGCCACCAATACCGAGCATGCGTTCTTGACGTTGTTGTTCTGTAATCATTTCAAAATCCTCTTATCTTTGAGTAATGGTGAAAGTTCCTCTTTCATAATTCATCCTTGGCCATAAATGGCATTGACACATTATGTATAATTCGTTATAGTTTGTCAACAGAATTAAACAAAAATATGGTGAAATGACATGAGATTTAGCGACGCAATGGCGTATTACGATTATAAATTAATTAACATCAGTAAGGCTATCAAGGTATCTCGGCTCACTGTGAATGCGTGGAAAGAGAAAGACCATATCCCCTTTAAATTGCAATGTGTGCTACAGGTGTTGACGGATGAAAAGTTGGTGGCTGACAAAGAGGCTTGGTTAAAAGGAGAAATTGAGTGAAGAACAATTATTGTATGGATTGCAATAAATACTTCCGCGGGCAACGTTTGCGGTTCCACAATCTTGCTTTTCCTGATCATCGACTATTAAGTGAGTCATGGTTAGCCTTTTTTCAAAGAATATGGTATGCAATTAGAGATTGGCGTAGGTAATGGAGCTAAACATACTCACGGATGAGCGCAATAAGTGGCGCCGGCAACTTGAAACCCAGTCGACCGATTGGGATGAGCCTATCTATCTGCAAGACTATCGACTAAATCGCAATTCCGATTTATGGCGGTCTACACGTGCGCTCGAAAAACTATGTGAATACATTCTATATCTGGAAGCCACACTAAAAACAGGAGTAGCACCGATGACTGATGAAATAAAAATCGCCTTAAATAATGATTCGTTAGCCACATTATTGAGGTCGAATTTATCATGCCATATGGGTAAAATGATTACACAAGAGTCACTTGGTGAATTAACTAACCAAATAATTGAGTCCATTGAGTTTTTCTTGAATAAAAAAGAGGAAGTTAGAGAATAATTAATTTAATTTTGATCTGATTTAAGGTAGCATTGGTGGAAGTTTTAAGGCTTCCTGCCTTACTTCGATAAGCGGTTTGAATACGTTACCCTGCAAAAGTTTCTATTCAGACCTTACAATTACGGCGAAACGTTGCTGGGCTTTTTCACGTCCTGGAAAACCGACGCCAACAACTGGAACAATTATAGCAATGACTAATACTAATGACAACGTTTCAATTAAATTCAATGAAGAAATTCGCTTAACATCCATTCCAAATGACGCTATCAATAAAATAAGAGACATGTTTATTCTTGGCGTATATGTTTTCTTATGTAGTCGCGCCCCTGATATTCCTCCTATTGAAGATATTGCTGAACGATTTTCAGTCAACCCCCTCGCCGTGAACCATGCTATATCTTACTTGGTTACGAATGGTTACATAGAAAGGATTCACTAAAATGGATAATAAAGAAACTTACGGAATAGAAAAATTTGATGGCACTTTTGACAAAGAAGAATTTGGAGTAACAATAATTCCTAATAAGTCAATGAATAGCATCAGAAGCACCGACGCATTAGGCGTATATTGTTTTCTTTTGGGTCGTCCTAAAGGCTGGAAACCCAATATCAATCACTTGAAAGAACATTTTCAATGTACTAAAGAGAAAATTTATAAGTCCCTTGCGTTTCTTATAGACAATGGCTTCATCTCAAGAACCCATGTAAAAGATAAGGGTAGATTCGTAAAAACCCATTATCGCGTCCATTTAAATCGACCAAATGAATCGACCGACCATTTAGTCGATAAACCGGCTATACCCCAGGCGGATACTGATGATTCACCACATGCTGGAAATCCAGGAAGTGGAAACCCAGACAGTGGAAACCCAGACGCTTATAAAACAAAGAGTGTATTAAACAAAGAAGATAATAATATATATGTCGATTCTTCGAAGTCGACAAAAGTGCTTAAGGATTATGAAAAGGATAAAGCCTTCATGACCTTCTACTCGAAATACCCTTACAAACAAAAACCTTCCATTGCTAGAGAAGCTTTTCACAAAGCAGCCAAGAAGATTGGTATGACTCCTGAAGACTTTGCAGTCATGGTGGCTGAAGATGTACAGGTACGCGTCGCTAACAATTGGGCGGATAGACCTAAAAACAAATTTCCTCATCCTTCTACCTATCTGAACACCGCAGAATGGGAAGGTGATATTTACGCAAGCGCCTCTAAGGATGGAAGCGGATATAAAAACTCAGTCAATGGTACAGGACATGGCCATAGCACTGATTACGCGGTATAGACATTATGTTGATGGCAAAAGAAGTTTCAGAACGGTTGTCGACTCGATGCCTGGAAGTGGCACAAATGTTGTTACCGAATGGCAAGAAACAAGGGCATGAATGGTGTGCTGGCGATGTCAGTGGTTCTGCTGGCGATTCGCTTAAGGTTCATTTGACTGGCGATAAATCCGGCGTGTGGTGCGACTTTGCAACAGGTGAAGGCGGTGACTTGCTGGACTTATGGGCATTGAGTCGCCACGTGGCATTGGGTGAGGCACTTAAACAGGCGTGTGATTACCTTGGAATTAAAAGCCCTCGGGCATATAACGAAAAAAAGCAGACATTCAAAAAGCCACAGATGAAGTTTGAGAAAATGGAAACCTCATCTCGTGTGATGGCCTACTTACAGAACGAACGCAAGCTTAGCGCACATACTCTCGCTACATTCAAAGTCAGCGAGCATAAAGGACACATTGCGTTTCCATCATACCGAGACAAAGAACTTGTGTCAGTGAAGTACCTAAAGGTCGAGCGTGAGAATGGCAAGAAGTCTATGTATGTGGAAAAGGACTGTGAGCCTTGTTTGTTTGGGTGGCAATCTTTACCAGCTGGTACCAGGGAAATAGTTTTGTGTGAAGGCGAAATTGACGCGATGACACTTTCCCAGTACGGTTACGCAGCACTTTCCGTTCCATTTGGCGCAGGAACTGGACGCAAGCATGAGTGGATTGAGCATGAATTTGATCGCATCGCTTTATTTGATTCGATTGCTATCTGTATGGACTCAGACGAAGAAGGGCAGAAAGCTGCTGCGGAATTAGTCGAAAGGCTCGGTGCTCATCGTTGCAAAGTGGTCGATTTACCGATGAAAGACGCCAACGAATGTTTGGTTAACGGCATACAAAAGGCAGATATCGACTATTGTTTCACTCAAGCACGTTCTCTTGACCCTCATGAGCTACGTTGTGGCACAGACTTTTTAGATGAAGCGCTGGAGCTTATTAACCCAATCCCAGGCAAGTTTTTAGGCTACACATTAGGATGGAGAAAAACTGACGATTGTATCTTATTCAAGCCATCGGGTCTTTCGATGTGGACAGGGTATAATGGCCACGGTAAGACCATGTTTTTAGGGATGGTTGTTTTGAATATGATGCGTCAGGGCGCCAGAGTCTGTGTTGCTAGTATGGAGATGGAGCCGCCGGAATTGATGGCAAGAACCTATATGCAATTAACCGGACGACCAGACCCTTCAAGAGACTATTTGCTTAAGGCGAATGAGTGGATTAAGGGTAAGCTCTTTGTGTTTAATTTAGTCGGAACTGCTAAGATAAATCGACTGCTCGATGTGTTTTTGTATGCTAGAAGGAAATATGGCGTTGATGTTTTTGTAGTCGACTCGCTTACAACCCTAAATATTGCTGAAGATGATTACAATGGACAAAAGCAGCTTACGGAAACCTTAAGAGACTTCAAGATTCTGCATAAATGCCATATCCATTTAGTCGCCCATCCTCGGAAACCAAGGGATGAAAGCGAAATTCCTGGGAAATATGATATTCGAGGCGGTGGCGCTATCAGCGACCTAGCCGATAATTGTTTTGCGGTATGGCGTAACAAGAAAAAAGAGGGTCTTGTACGAAAACAGGAACGCAACGAGCCTTTAAGCCCTGAGGAATACGATTATTTGTTGAAGGCTGATACTTACCTTCGATGCGACAAGAACCGGCACGGACGCGGCAAACAGAAAGAGGGAATCTTCGGGTTTTGGTTTGATGAGCCATCGAATCAATACCGTGAAAGTGATTCTGAGCGCGTTAAGCCTTACATTGATTACTCATGTCTAAAAGATTAACTGACCAAGCATGTAAGAGCATCATTCGAAAGATTGCTGCTCAATACAATATTAAACCTTCGCTTATTACCACAAGGCTGATGAGCGAAGAGGACAAAGAAGATATGCGTAACGGTGATGTGCCTATGAATGTTTTAGATACGCATGTTGCGGTTTGGATTAAAGCAGGAATGCCGGACTACGCACACGGTAAAACAGAACCGCTCGATGAGAATCAAGCGGTATTAATTTAAGCCGCCAAATATTGGCGCATTTGAACAAGTACTTTGTTTGTATCTTCATCACAATAAGTCTTGCGGCGACGACCCTTTAAGATACTTACAGTGAGTTTGTTGTCTATTGTTGCAATGTTAATCGCGCACTTCTTGTTTTTATCAAGAATCGACCATGCCAATTCAATTACTTTGTGTAATAAGTCCATTTATCCTTCTCCATTTTCAAGTAATGAAATATATCCTATAGCTGCAAATCCTGCTTGCGCTTCACTATCAAACCATTCATCTGATTCGACTACAAGACTTGGTTTTTCATCAAGAGTATAAATTTCATATACCCATTCATTTTGGTTGTCTTCAAATACTATGTATTGATAATAGCCATGTTTGCGCATTATGCTGCCTCCTCATCACGCCACAAATCATATTCATAGTCTGCGCGTTCATCCGAAGCACGTTCACACTCATCGCACATTCCACAGTGTCCATGACATTCGTCTTCATCACCATGCCATCCTTCCATCATTCCTCTATAGCTCATGATTAACCCTCCACTTGGTCGATAGCGTGCAAAATCCGTTTGCAATTCATTTTAAGCTGTTCTACTTCGCGCTTGCTGATGTTCTGGATGTATTTATCATCCCATCTCTCTACTGAGAAATCATAGTCCCAGTGCTCGCATTGGTCATCGGACAGTCTACAATCAAAGATGTAGTCAGTATCGGTTAAATCTACAAATGTCATTTCAATCTCCTCTTATCTTTGTGTGATTAAGTAACCTACAAGATACATTATGTATAGTTCGTTACACTTTGTCAACTACTTTATGCATTAAAATATTAATACATGCTTTATTGTAATGAAACCTTATGTTATTATTGGTTCTTTGATTGACATGAGCTAAGGATTGGCTAATGAAAGACATATGTATTCGATGTCATGGAAAGGGCGAGTATCTAGGGAATGGTTTCATGATGACCGAGTGTGGTCTATGCTCTAACCAAAATGCTGAGATTAAAGCGCCTACGCTTGACAAGATTAATCGCAACAGTAAATCATATCAACAAGCTATAAGGGATATTATGGCGTCAAATCCAGACATAACGCGCAAAGAGGCGATTAAGATGTTTGATGATGCGTATCAGAATAGCTAATGACCAGGCGATATGTTGTCGATAATAAAGAAGAGCGAGCCAATAGAATTTATAATTTTAAAGCAGCAAATGTAGAGCTAGACAAACAACGGTTGAAAGGGATGTTTTCGACCAAAGAACGCGAGGTTAAGGATGACCAAGAAGAAAAAGCCAGGGGAGCTGATACCTAAGCACCTAAAGAAAGGCGGTCGACCGACTAAATATACTAAAGCTTTAGGCGAAGAAATCGCCAACGCTATTGCTACATCTGAGCTGGGATTGTCACACTTATGCGATAGAAATCCACACTGGCCGGATAGAGCTACAATATTTACCTGGCGCAGGACAAACCCAGAGTTTGGCGACCTATACACAAAGGCCAAAGAAGACCAAACAGAGGTTGTGGTCGAGTATATGCAAGAATTAATGGATGAGCCGCACAAATGGGTCGATGAAGAGACAGGAGCAATGAGATTGGATGTTCCCATGCTTCGACTTAAAATGGATTCTATGAAGTGGCACGCAGCCAAGCTCAAGCCCAAGAAGTTCGGCGATAATAGAGAAGTTGTGCAATCGACTAATGAAATAGGCGAAGATTGCAAAAAGCGCATGAAGGAAATGGACGAGAAACATAAAAAGGAGTTTTAAGTGAGCGATAATGTATGCAATTTCAGAAACAGACGTGAATTAGAGATGGAATTACACCAAGAGTTAGTCGACAAACTTGACCGCTGCTTGGAAATCACTATGATGCTTGAGAGAGCAGATATTAACATCGATTATAAGAACGCCGGCGATGCTATTTACCACGCATTTATTGTGGTTGAGGATTTGCCAGAACACGCATAAAGGGGCTGGCCTCTGGCGTTAATCCTTAGCCAAGCATAAATCGCCCCTACTTTTGAGGTTGGAATGAGCGAAGAGAAAGAAATATTATCGGTATATACTGGGCTTGCAGTTGGTGATGAGTTTTTTTGTGGTCGACAATCAATGACCGAAGAGGATTTATTACCTGCCCTTCATTCATTGCTTAAACAATGTGACGGCATAATTAACGAATCAGGTATTTACGCGATTCGCTTGCAACTAGTTAAGATTAAATAGCTCATCTACCATGGCGTAGAAGGAGTACTCGGGTTTGTTACGGCATTCCCAGAAACATTTTTCCGGTGCGCTGGTCATTTAAACCAGGTAGGAATCTTGCAATGAGTGTCACCAGTAAATTGCAAGGCGGAGCTTCCCCGTTAATCGGCGCCAAACGATTCTGGTGCGGCAGGAAAGCTAAATCGTGACAGCCGGAGAGACGGCACTTATTTAATGGGCTATGGTGAAAGGGTATCACTACAGGTTTTGATCCTGTCATTCTGCGTTCAAATCGCGGTAGCCCTGCAAGTATCTCATTCACCCATGGTGAAAGGAGTTGAGCAACGGCTATGCCCGCGCTTCTTTTTAGGTGAATTATGGGAATATTTGATCACGTAAATTATAAAATGGATTGCCCTAAGTGTGGTAAAGAGGTCTCAGGCTTTCAAACTAAAGATTTAGGCTCTTGGTTTGAAACTGTTGAGTATTGGCAATGCGATAACTTTTATTCATCGTGTGATTATTGTAACACATGGATTGAATTTATATTAAAACGTGAACGTGTAGAAATCCCCATAGAAGCCTATGAAATGCGAATTGAATTATGCGAATTTGAAGAATCACAATTTACTCGCAATACAAAAGGTAAAATAGTATCAATTAGAGGGAAAGGATAGTCTCTTACCCATCGGTAAGTGATGTATAAAGGCCATCACAGAACCAGCGTAGCGAATCGGTGATATTAAAAAAGGACTAAAGGATGAGCATTGTACAAGAAGGGAAGGAAATTGTGGGCGGCGACCGCCAAGAAGACTACGGCGACATCCACGAGTCATTCAATCGCATAGCAGGTCTTTGGTCTGCTTATCTCGCGCATCCAGTTAACGCCACAGATGTGGCAAAGATGATGATACTACTTAAGGTATCGCGTGCTCGCCACAAAGACCATCACGACTCATACGTCGACATCGTTGGTTATGTAGAGTGTATCGACCGACTACTGGCGAGGACTCAAGCATGAATTTATCAGGCGCCATCTATCTAACCGAAGTCATTGGCAATCTAAGTGAATGCCTGGCGATAACCTTCTGGGTCGGTTTCTTTGTATTGTTATTTTGTGGAATTGCTTACCTTATATGTCTTGGTGATTACAAAGACTGCGATGGTCATTATAAAAAAGCCTACTCAGCACTGTTACGTAAATATTGGGTTCTCTTATTGTTGTTAGTTATTAATATCCCCGTTCCTAGCAAGAACTCTATGTACCTTATGTTAGGTGCTAAATACCTTTCAACATCTGAATTACCAGCCAAGGTGGAAAAGGTGCTGGCATTGAAGATTGATGACTACATCACGGAGCTACAAAACAAGACATCCAAGGATAAGGATAATCATGATTCTACAGAAATGGCTAAATGATAAGCTTAAAGATATTGCCGGCAAATTACCATCTCTCGTACACACAGACCCTGCAAGCTTCGCGTGTGGCTACAACACAGGCTATAAGCAAGCAATGCTTGACCTTGAGCGGGCTATTGAAGATGGAGCCGAGATTTACCGTAGCCATTGTAAATGTGGCGACAAGTATCATGAAGCCGGAGCGATTTGTTTATGACCACAACAATCCTACCATCCTCTGTTGATGACGGCATATCAATCATACTCAAGCTCTGCTCTAAAGAAGCAAAAGGTAAAGTACAAGTGCCTCATCCAATCAATATAACAATGCCCAATGGTGATGTTAAGTCAGGCTATTGGCATTTAACATACGACACCTACAAAGAAACTCGATATATAGCAATGATTAAGGAAGATTAATGAGCAACCAAGCATGGGAATGTCCACGATGTAAGCGTATCAATGCGCCTTTTAATGCTATGTGTATTTGCAAGCCATCCGAGCAAGAGCAATCATTTTATGAGGATATGAAGAATGGGGCTAAAGGTCAGGCACCATTTATCCCAATGCCTTTACCGGCTGGGCTTCCTTATGGATATACTCGCAATGATGCCTGTATGGTGTGTGGTAAATATCATGGGAAAAATATCCAATGTGTTTCTTTGGAGGCACAATGACATTCAAGGACAGAACCTACTGCGCATCACCAGACTGTAATAACAAATGCGGTAGAAAGATGGGCGAAGAAGAACGTCACGCGCTGGCATATTGTGATTATCAGGTTGTCTCATACGGGTACTTTTGCGGTGAAAATATAGAAGCAAGAACCGTGAGCCAACTACATGACCCACGGTGTAACGCTACGGCTTAGGGGCATCATTGTGTTGATTAGCATCGTATCGACTGATGAATCCGTCAAGGAAGGCTACAACCGCTTTAACAATAAAGTTAGGCATAAAGTAGTCTACAATGCTTAGTATATCTCTGAGTGTTTTGATAGTATCTTCTAAAAGTCGTACTGCTAGGTTGGTTAGGTTTGCGTTAATAGGGAACTGCGCCTTTGGTTTATCAAAAAATCCTGCGCACATGATTAGCTCCTTATTGGACTTTCAATTTAAGTATAGTTGATAAAATATGAAATTACGCAAGATAAAATGTTATTTATTTGGTCACCAATGGTTTGAATATACTGAACTTTGGATGGCTTATACGGAGTGCGCACACTGTAAGCGCATCAAGTGGCAAGAACTCAGTTAGCCTAGGTAATGGCTGAGAGGCGACAGCACCGCGCCATATCGTTGAAGTGGCTACACTCTTGTAGCGTGAATCTTCTGTAAGTGCTCTGCGGAGGTCGGCAGTACTAGGGATTGGAGCGAGTGAAAGCCTCGCACTACATAAGGATTATGATGCTTAACATTACCTCACAAGACCATGACGAAGTAATTGCCCTTTGTATTGACGGAGGCATTTACTTTGGTGAATATGCTAAGGATAAAGCCAAAGCGAAAGGAACGGTCGAGGGAATCATACCACGCTCTGTATTTAAGATGGTCGCCCACCTCGATGACCATCCAAAATGGGATGAATACGCCGAGTACCCTACACTTTTCACCATCTCCGAGTATAATGCGTGGCAAAAACTACCTGCTGGGAAGCCTATTTGCTAATGAATAAAGAAAACTTAGTTATTGTTATGTGTCCGCCGCTCTCTGATTATCCAGAGGCACCCAAAGACCAATCGCATAGCGAGTTGTTCGACTGCCCTAAATGCGATGCCAAGATGTGGTTGTCTGATAAGAAGAGAGGAATGCTTATGTTCTCTGCTTGTATCAATCGGAATATATTGCTGGCCTGTTACCACTGTATTGAACGCACCGTAAGGGATAATCCAGAGATGTTTAGAGAAAGCCAACAGGTGAATCTATGAGAAGAAGATTTACTTGTGAGAAATGCCTAAAAACCTATGATAGTGGATGGAGTGATGCTGAGGCAGAAAAAGAATTTCAATCAGTCCCTTGGAATGTACCAGGCGATGAACGCGGATTATTATGTGATGACTGTTTTAAAGAGTTCAAGAAATGGTTTGACTCATTAACGCCGGCGCAACACAAGCAAATTAAGAAAAATATCCCCTGCCATTAAAGTACACATTATCGACCATAGTGCGCTAGTGCTCGCAATGGTATGTCATTATGTAAATAATAGGCATTAATTGACAATGTCCAGTAAATACTTATAATAATAGCCATTAACTATCAATTTGGTAGAAATTAGTGGGTAATCAGTATTTATGATTAATGAATTTATAAAGACCATAATAACTTGGGGCGCTAGAATGTTCCTTTTGGTTGCTGGTGGCACACTGATAGGACATTCTTTTTCTGCGCCTAACTCATTCTCAGCTGAGTTCATGTTTACATTAGGTTCTTTAATGGCGATTGGAGGGTTCTATATTGAATGACTTCGATAAAGAAGAATTAATTATGCTTAAAAGATTAACTCTGCAACACGTCAATCAATTTAGGGAGAATAGTGATTGTATAGAGTTAATGCGTAAAATCCAATCCCTGATTGATAGCTTCGATAATAAATCAACTCAATGCCATCAATGTTCTAATGTGAGAGTAGCTGATGGGATGTGCTGGAATATGGGATGTGATTATCGTGAATGACTTCACGAAAGGAGAGCTTGAAACAATTTACCTTGATATGAATCACAGCGTTCTAAAGTATGGCAAGGAAAATGTTGCGCCATTTTATCTGGAACTGAGGGATAAGGTTGAGAGGATGATTGATAACTATTGCGAGCATAACGAAAGGGTGTCAAGTTCAGATGAAAATGGCCACATGCTTGTTATGTGTGGCCGATGTGCTTTAGTCCTTTGGTATGAGAAAGATTGATATGAATGAATTTACCATACAAGAATTAAAACATCTTTCATTTGCAATATATGCCTATCCTCATCCTGATGATAACCACATCTACGATGGTTTACGGGAAAAGATAAAATCGATGATTGAGCATTATTGCGAGCATGAAGATTCAAGAGTAACGCACGATTATGAAGTAGAAAAATGCAACTTATGCGGGATATTATTTGTATGAGCCATCAAGTAGTAGGCTACATCCGCGTATCATCACAAAGCCAATCTATCGCTAGGCAGCTTGCCGACATCGAACTTGATAAGCGGTTTATTGATGTCATTACCGGAAGTACAAAAGAACGTCCAGAACTTAAAGCCTGTATGGCTTACGTTCGCGAAGGTGATACTTTAGTCGTTGATAGCATTGATAGACTTGCTCGCAACCTTCAACACTTACAAGAAATCTTGAATGAGATGCTACAAAAAGGTGTAATAGTCCGTTTTGTTAAGGAAGGTTTGCAATTCACATCCCAAAACGACCACTTATCTACATTAATGTTACAGATGATGGGCGCCTTTGCCCAGTTTGAGCGCAATATGATTAGGTCAAGGCAACGTGAGGGCATTGATGCGGCCATCAAGTCAGGCAAGAAGATGGGAAGGCCTGTCACATTGAATAAGAAACACAAAGAAGAGGCGACACGGATGAAAGGTGAGGGCATGAGCATCAGGAGTATTGCCAAAGCCATGAGTTTATCACGTGGTTCTATTTATAAATTACTGGAAGTCTCAAAACAGTCATGAAAAAGTCTCAAAACAGTCATGAAAGACATTAACAAGATGCGCTTAGGCGTCTTGCGTGAGTTAAAGAATGTTCATAAGTTCTTTGACAACATGGAGCGTAGTGTTAAAAGCAGAAATCCAGAGGCCATACAAAAGGCTTACATGTTCCTGATTCATTTAACAAGGGAAATGGACACAGGCTGCCTTACGCCAAATAATATAGCATTGGACTTAGAAATATGCAGAGCATTACAAGAGGATGAATAGATGTCAGAACATTATACTTTGGATGAAAATAATAATCCGATACCTTGCACTTTGCGCGAATGGGGCGACCTATATCAAAACCTCTGTGGAAACAATAAGCGTCGCGTTGGTGATAGCTACGTTAATGACTGTCATATTTCTACTGTGTTTTTGGGAATCGATCATGGATTTGGCGCAACACGTAGACCGGTATTATTTGAAACCATGGTATTTGATAATGAAGGCAATGATATGTTCCAAAGTCGATGCTGTACGTGGGATGAAGCTGTAAAAATGCACAATCATGCCATTGAATGGGTCAAAGAAGGATGTATTGATGAATGATTGGATAGCGACGGCCGATAAACTACCGCCGAAGAACCACAAAGTATTATTCCATTGGATATGTCCAGGCGGCAATAAGAATGTATCTATGGGTTATTTATGTGAGTCTGGATGGGATATATACTTGCCCTACCACTCATACAAGATTAGCCCTAAATATATTAAAGTAACTCACTGGATGGAGCTACCAGAATTTCCATGACTAAATTTAAGAAGCTAGACCAAATCTATAAAAAGATACCGGATGTCGATTGCCAAGGTCATTGTCATCAAAGTTGTACGCTAATTCCTGCTGCAAAGATTGAAATCAAGCGCGCACGTGGTAGGATGGGCGGAAAGAATCCATTTAATCCAGTTCATGCCTTACAAAGCTTGCAAGATAACAAAATACCATCCTGCGCAGCGCTGAAAGAGGGTCGATGTTCGATTTATACTGCAAGACCTGCTATATGTAGATTATATGGAGTTGCTGAAGGCATTGAATGTGGTTTTGGTTGTCAGCCAAAAAAGAAACTCAGTAAGCAGGAAGCTTACGCGATTATTAGAGAAATAGAAGCCCTTTAATCACAGGATGTGGAATGGATCAAGAATCAGAAGAGCTTGCATCAAGGCTCAAAGGTAGTTTTTTAGATTTTACAAAGTTCTTCTACCCCATCCTGACTGGGCGTGACTTCATAGTCTCAAACCCTATTGGTCGTGAATCTCATCATATTACAATTGCCCGCGAACTTAGTCGATGCTTACGATTAGAAATACCTACTCAGCGGCTCAACATCAACATCGAGCCAGGTAGTGGTAAATCCACTTTGTTGTCATTTTGGACGGCTTGGTGCTTTGCTCATTACGCAGATTGTCGTTTCCTCTACATTAGCTACTCAAAAGACCTGGCCACCACGCATACCTCCAACATCAAACGTATCTTGCAATTAGCACATTACAAGCATCTCTTTGGTGTAGAAATCAAATACGATTCTAAAGCAAAGGAGTTTTTCGAGACCACAGCAGGTGGCGCGGTAGCAAGCTTTGGTAGTGGTGGTGCTGTCACGGGTCGTGATGGTGGTTATCCAGGTGAGAGTCGATTTAGTGGTGCGGTAATCATCGATGATGCGCATAAGCCAGCAGAGGCCACGAGTGATACCATTCGTAAGTCGGTCATCGATAACTATGATGATACTATACGCCAACGGGTGCGCGGTATTAACGTACCAATTATACATATTGGTCAAAGAGTACACGAAGATGACCTTGCCAACTACTTTTTGAGTGGTGCGGACACGGACGAATGGTACTCAATTGCCCTGCCAAGTCTTGATGTTGCCGGCAATGCGTTATTCCCCGAAAAGATGCCTAGGGAAAAGTTGCTCTCACTGCAAGAAAAGTCCCCTTATGTCTTTGCCTCACAATACCAGCAGAACCCAATCCCTGCCGGTGGTTCGCTCTTTAAACCAGAATGGTTTATTCTACTGGATGAAGAGCCGGAAATATTAGCTACGTTTATTGTGGCTGATACAGCAGAAACGGCCAAGAGCTGGAATGATGCCACAGTATTTAGCTTCTTTGGAATCTATCAGATTGAAGAGTTTGGACGCAAAACCAATGAGTATGGGCTACATTGGCTCGATTGTTTAGAGCTTCGCATAGAGCCAAAAGACTTGGAGTCTAACTTTCTTGATTTTACCCAAGAGTGTATGCGACATCCGGTCAAGCCAGAAAATGCCCATATTGAGAAGAAATCAACCGGAAGCACGTTGATTAGCGTCATGAAAGAGAAAATGCGTACCATTCAAGTTAGGGAAATAGAACGTAGCCGCGCATCAGGTAGCAAAACGGAACGGTTCTTGCGCATACAACCTTATGTTGCCGGCAAGAAAGTATCCTTGACTCGTGGTTGCAAGCATCAGGCATTATGTATTGACCATATGGCTAAGATTACAGCGAATGAAGTTCATCGCTGGGATGACATTGCCGACACATTAGCTGATGGTGTACGCATTGGGTTAATCGAAAAGTCACTGGTAAGTAACCATGTCAATGAACAAAAATACAGTGACATAGCAAAGAATCTCACAAGCACACAAAATACAATTAACAGACTACGGAAAAATGCTTATACACGATAGTTAAATGATATACAATTAATATTGTCAACGGAGAACGGATTTCTCTTGTAAGGAGCTACAATGACTAAGGACGTAGCCAAACGTTATCAAGATAATCTTGCGCGTATCAAAAAGGTTGTACGTAATACGCATGATTACTTTAAAGATAACTACGACCGCTATAACGAGTTTAGAAAGTTTGTATTTGAATCATCATTAAACAGCGATGAAATAGCCCTATTGATGTCAATGAATCGACCTCAATTAGAGTTTAACGTCCTTGAAGCTTATGTTAGCAGACTTCTAGGTGAGTTTTCAAAGCAAGAGCCTGATATTGAAGTCAACGCTTACGATGAAGATAAAGCAGACCCTATCACAATCAAAGTTGTCGAGCAACATTTGAAGCATGTCTTCATGGATAACGACAATCAGCATCTGCGCTATGAGGTTTACAAAGACCTCCTTTCTGGCGGCTTCTCTGCGGTGAAGGTTATCACCGAGTATGAGCACCCTATGTCTATGAATCAGGTTATTAAGTTTACTAAGTGTGAACCTACATTAACCGGCTTCGATAAAATATCCAGGCTATCCCATAAAGGCGATGGTCAGTTTTGTTTTGAGTTATTCCCCAAAGACAAAGAAGAGTTCCTTGCTGAATATCCCGACACGTCATTAAGCACAATTAGTTTCAGACGAGACTTTGCGGGCTTTAATTGGTCATATCAAAATGACAATAGCCAGATTGTAGTAGTTTGTGACTACTATGAGAAGAAACGCAAAGAAGAAACCATCGTTCAAGTGCGTGATGGTCGAGTTATGACACAGACTCAATACCGCAAGATGCTTGACAACTGGAATGAGTTAACAGTTCCTCCTACTGCGGTGGGTAAGCCACGTAAAACCCTAATCGACAAGATTGTTCGCTATAGGATGATTGAAAACCAAGTTCTTGAATACGAAGAAACCGATTTTTCATTCCTGCCTATTGTATTTATTGACGGCCATTCTATTATGATTAAAACACCACTTAACGGCAACATCCGTCAAGTGACAAGACCTTATGTGTATCATGCGAAAGGCGCACAACGTCTGAAAAACTATGCAGGTATTTCACTGGCTAATGAGATTGAAAACACCGTACAGCATAAGTTTAAAGTGGCTAAAGAAGCACTGCCGAAAGAAGAGGAATTTTTAGATGCGTATAAGGATGTTCAAAAATCATCTGTGCTCGTGTTTAACTCGGTTCATGAATCAGATCCAAACATGCCGATTAATAACCCCATCAGTGAGGTTCAGCGTGTACCAGCTCCGCCGGAAATTGCGCAGGCATTTACTGGCTCTGATTCACTTATCCAGAACGTTTTGGGTTCCTACGATGCTAGCCTTGGGATTAATAACAATCAGTTATCGGGTGTTGCAATCGTTGAGGGAGCATCTCAATCTAATGCTACTGCTATGCCTTATATTGTTGGCTGTTTACAAGGCTTTCAACGGTTAGCTCAAATCTATGTCGATTTGATGCCTAAGTATGTAGTGACTCCGCGTACATTGCCGATATTGGATGAAGAAGGGCGCCGTCACTACGTTAAGATTAATCAGCCAGGTGGGATGCCAATAGATTACGACTCTAATTCGCTCAATGTAGCTATCAAAGCCGGCGCAAGCTTCCAGGTTCAGAAATCAAGAACTATCAGCATGGTTAAAGAGATTATGGGTATGTCGCCTCTATTTAGCCAGTTTATGGCAGAGAAAGGCTTGAACTTCATCCTTGACAATATGGAAGGTAAAGGCATTGAAGAGTTGAAGCAGTTGACGCAAGAATGGGTACAACAATACCAGCAAGAAAAACAACAGGCGATGCAACAACAGCAACAAAACCCTGCGCTGATTAAGGCTGAGATTGATAAAGCCAAACTCGATCATCAGAAAGAAAAAGACAAGATGGACTTCCAGTTGGATGTGGCCAAACTTGAACAAGAAGAACAGAAAATGAAATCGCAATTAATTCTTGGCAAAGAGTCGTCGCACGTTCAGCTAGTGAAGGCCATGACAGAGCGTTTTGCTAAGAAAGTAGACTTGGAAATCAAAGGTCATGATATGCGGCATCGCCACATTAAAGAGGTCATAGAAACGCATCACAAGGTAAAAGGCAAAGGCGATGAAAAACGAACAACCCATTGATGGCGCAGAGGTGACGCATGACAGCATATCCTTTAAATATTTTATTGAATATCTGACAGGGCAGCCATTTGAAAAAGTATACAAGGATTTTTTACCCAAAGGAGAAGACAATGAACAAGAAGGTAACGTGGGGTGACCTACACAATGCCACGTTTGGCGAATTGAAAAAAACATACAAGCTAACTGACAGACAACTTGAAAATCAAGTTCGACGCCATTTAGACGGTGCTAATGCCAGTGAGCGCAGTGGCTTGTATAAGCAAGTTTGGGATAAGAAAAAATAGTGATGACTCATACTGGTACCCAATAAAATAAAAGCTAAGGAGAAAACATGAAAATGGCCAGCAAAGATAAGAAAAAAGTAGAAAAGAAAATGTCTAAGCATATGGATGCTAAACAAGATAAAAAGTTAGTGAAGAAAATGGTCAAAAAGGACTGCATGAAATGAGTGACTTAGAGCAACGATTGGACGCAGTGTGTGAAACAATGGACGAGGCAAAGAATGAGTTCGAACAAGCAACACACTGCTTAGTCGAATCGTTAACAGCCATTCATCAACGATTGGGGAATATAGAATCATGGATAGAAAGTCAGGTAAAGACTCAAAACTAGACAAGAACCCACTAAACCGTCGAGAAGAAAAATCGATGGATAAAGCGTTCAAATCTGTTGCTAAGTCAGTCGCGCCGGTTGCTAAAGATACCAACAAAACGCGCAGAAAGACGACTAAAAAACGTATTGTTGGGGCTACAGTTCCAGCAGAGAAGCCGAAATCACATCTTAAAAGAGATATGAAGAAGCCCATTAACACCAGAAAATAGGAGCTATACCATGAGTTTATTAAGTTCGATTATATTACCTGCTTTAGAAAAACAATTACTTGCTTTAGAACCTCAAGCTGCCGCATTTGTTATCAGTGAGCTTGAATCAATCGGCGCTGCTGTTGCTGCCTGGATTGAGGCTAAAGGAAAACCCGCTGCTGAAGCACCCGTTGCAGAAGCATAAATTAAGGAGATATGATGGCCGAGAAGTGGATACAAAAGGCCATCAAGCATCCTGGTAAGTTACATCGGGAGCTTGGTGTGCCAGAAGGGAAAAAGATTCCTGCTAAAAAGATGAAGAAAGCTGAAAAAAGCAAGAATCCAACCATAAGAAAAGAAGCAGCGCTTGCCAAAACATTAAAAAAACTGCGAAAATAATCGCATAACCATTATAATAAGGACATTAAAATGAGTGAATATAAATGCAAAGACGGTATGATTGATAACAGAAAAGTTAAAGACAATCATCAAGGTGGTATTGAGCGCGTGAAACAGCGTGGTCATGACAAAATGGATTCCGCAGGTCATGATGGCAAAATGGGGCGTCGTGCTGATAAAGCACATTGGAGCCGTCGTGGTGAGTCTATGACCCCATGTAAAGCATAATAACCATTTATTAAGGGACTAATTATAATGGCACTTATATACCAATATCCAACACCCATTCCTATGACGGTTGGAGAATTTCCACAATTAAAATTCGCCCTATTTGGTGACAATTTAGCAGCCATTACGACTGCTGGTTATCTGAATAGCTCAAACTTAGCCGCTGCGGCACCTATTGGGAACCAAGATATTATCTTTGCTCTCTATAGCTACAGTCAACAAACTACCGCTGGAACCTTTGCTATATTAACAGCGTCTGTGTCTGGTGCTACTGGACAAATCACCCTATCCCAATGGGCAGATGCTGCTAACGTAGTGCTTCCTGTCGTTTCTGGAAACGTAGCTAGTTTCAGTGGTACTGCGGGTCAAATTGCAGACGCAGGATTTGCAGCTACTAGTGTCATGCGTACAAATGCCATCAATACCATGACTTCTGCTGGTAGAATCGTACTTGCAAAAGTGAACGGTACTGAGGCTGCTAACGCTGTCACAACTGCCGCAGGTAACTCGGGGCTTATTACAACCTCTGCGTTAACAACTGCTGGTGGCGCAAGTTATGCGATAACCTGGACTAACAGTGCTATTACAACGACGTCTGTTATCCAACTGACGCTCATGGGTGGTACTAACACGACCAAAAATATTACCCTTGAGGCTGTTCGTGGCGCGGGTACTGCTACATTGACCATCTATAACAATACCGCGGCTACTGCCTTAAACGGTACTGTTTTAATTGGTTACTCTGTGTTGTAAACGAAAATTGAGAAGTCTTTTAAGAGTCTCCGCTTTTTTTATTCTTCTCATATTTCAAAGGCTGGTTTAACTTCCTTTCCCAGCCTTTTTTTACATCTGTTTTAAGTTCTTGAAAAACCAGTTATCCAATTCTTCGGTATTAAAAAAGACGCGCCCATTCAATTTGTAATAAGGAAAATCTTTATCCGCATATCGAATCTTGCGTACCCATCGCACCGACCGCCCATATAACGAAGCTACTTCTTTCTCAGTAATATACTTCAATCCATTGATGACCATGTAATTATCCCTAATTGTCTCAAACTGTCCCTTCATTATCAAGTCTACTCCTATGTCACATCAATTACACATCCTTACCTTTTTGTAACATCTTTTAGTCTTGTTTTCCATAGCCTTACCCATTCGATAGAAGAGAGACCGGTTATCGACTAAATTTCATGGTGTGGGCTAGGCTTAAAACGCCATTGGTGTCATGGATGACATTGCCCCACCGAGACTCTTGCGATATGAGAGGCCGATTTTTAATTAGCGTGACGGCGTAATAGTCCGAGACCAGTTCGTAAGGCTGAGGAAATTACCGTAGCGGGGAAATAGCTAGAAGGAATGTTATGGATAATAGTGTTATGGATAACTCGTCTGATATGAGTCAGACCCATGCGGAAGCGCCAATTCAGGCAACTGAAAAGATGCTTTCACAATCGCAGGTTAATGAAATAGTTGGAAATGCCAAGCGAGAAGCAGCAGCAAAAGCGGTCGATGCCTTCAAAAGCCAACAAACGCAGCCTTATGCCCAATCGCCTAACGCACAACAACAGTTTAATGAGCCTAATTCTTACCGCGAAGATGATATCAAGCGGCTTGCGGGCGATGAGATTAAGCGCCATTTTACCAAGTTAGAGCAAGATGCTCAGGAACGGGCGAATGTGGACGCAGCAAATCGAGTAGTCGGCATGTTTAAAGAAAAGATTACCGCAGGGCGAGACAAGTTTGAGGATTTTGAGAACGTAACCAGTAATGTTGCTATGCAATATTATCCAAACGTCGTCCAGCTTCTAGCCGAACACGTTGATAATACTGCCGAAGTACTTTACCACCTGGCGCAAAATCGTGACAAATTGTACCGATTGGAAGCGCTAAGTTCTCACAACCCATCTGATGGGATTTACGAAGTCAAACGACTTGCCGAGTCTATAAGGGCTAACGAGCAAGCAGTGGGACAACGTGATGCCAAAGCACCTTTATCTCAGCAACGACCTTCTAACACCGGCACGGAATCTGGTGGTGCGCTGTCGATGGCCGACTTAAAGAGAAAATACAGAGGCTAAGACACATTTGGTACCTTCATTGATGAGGGTACCAAAAACACCCGATTTCTAACTTCAAGGATTAAAGTTAGGAGCACTTAACATGGCTGTTTACCCTACTAATATTTTGCAACAGGTACAAACGTACCAACGTTCTGGTCTTGCACTATTACAGAACTTATGTTGCCATATTTCTACATTCAATACAAAATTTAAAGACTTCGACAAAATACAAGCCAACTTAGGCTCTGTAGTAACGTTCGATTTACCACCTCGCTTTACCACAACTTCTGGTTTAGTCGCTAGTTGGCAGTCAGCTGCTCAACGCGTCCAAACTTTGGCGTGTGACCAAGCGAACAACACCTCATTTGCTGTGACTTCACAACAACGTATCTTTAACCTTGAGAAAGGCGAAGAAGATTATATGCGTGTGTTTGGTAAGTCTGCGATTGCTGAACTTGCGGCATTAGTTGAAGGCAATATTGCTCTTAACTGGGCGTCTGGTGTTGTGAATAATGACCCATCAAGCCCCAATTACAACACAACCAACAGCTTTTCCGGCCCATATCGTTTCTACGGTAATGGCTCTACTCCATTGAGTTCTTATCAACAATTAGCGCAAGCGATTATGTACTTTAAGAACTACGGTGCAGTAGCTGAAGGAATCAAAGTCTACTTGCCTGACACGGTTGTTCCTAGTGTTGTTGGTAACGGATTAAACCAATTCGTTCCTCATCGTAACGATGAAATCGCAATGAGCTGGGAAATCGGGGACTTCGGTACTCCATTAGTGGATTACTACCAGTCAAACTTAATGCCTTTACACGTATCAGGTAACACTGGTGTAAATCAGCAAACGTTGACTCTTGTTTCTACTAACGATCCCACAGGTCAAAACGTAACTCAGTTAACCTTCTCCGGTGCGACTGCAAGTGATGCGAGTGCCGTATTTGCTGGCGACTTGTTTGCATTCCAAGACGGCGTAACGGGTCAACCAAACATGCGTTACTTAACCTTCATTGGCCATTACCCAAGTGCTAACCCAGTTCAGGTTAGAGCGACTGGCAATGCGGTTGCTAATGCTGCGGGCAACGTGACAATCAACATTTTCCCTGCGTTGAACTGGGCTGGTGGACAAAATCAAAACTTAAATAACGCGTTAGTGCCAGGCATGCAAGTTCTAGGTCTGCCTTCACACAGAGCGGGTGGTATTTTAGGTGGCGATGCGGCTTATTTAGCTATGCCTCAATTGCCCGAACAAAGTCCGTATGACACTGCGAATGAGTACGATGATGTAACAGGTGCTTCATTACGCTTAACTTACGGTTCTGTTTTCGGTCAAAACCAGACTGGTATGATTTACGACGAGACCCACGGCTCTGTAATTGTGCCTGAGTACTCCATGCGTTTCATCATTCCTTTGTCACAAGGTTAATTTGGTGGTGCCGCCATTCGTGACGGTACCAGTTCAACTTTATTGAGGAATAAAAAAATGGCTACTCCACAAGTTCAAAATGATCCAGTGTATTCATTACCCTTTTTATACATCCAGGGTATGAATATTTCTTATGCTTCTACGACCATCGTTGCAATTGCTCCAGGTCAATGTCGTGATGGCAGTGACAATATCGATATGGCGATTGGTTATCCTAATCTTCAAGGCGCTGTATTGCCCGCAATTCAGTTCCAAAACTACATGCCAGGGCTATTGGTTAACTCCGCTGTTGTTGGTGCTAATGGTCTTGACCAAGGCACAATCGCGGCGAGCACTCAATACTCTGTTCACGTAATTGGTGATTCACGTGGTTATAACCCTGTAGCAGGTATCCTATCTTTAACCAGCAACTCTGCTCCTAAGCTTCCTTTAGGTTATGACTCAAGCCGGTTAATAGGATTTGTTGCAACTGGTGGTTCTTCTACATTCGTGTATTCGACTTCCAAGCCACAAAACTACGTTAATGCTTTGGCCTACATCAATCAACCTCCAATTTCAGTATTGGCTGGCGGAAACGCTACCACCTTTACTGCAATTGACTTAACAACTGGTGGTGCTGTTCCTACAACTACTCTACAAAACGTAGTAGTACGCTTGTTAGTAACGTTCATACCAGCTGCGGCTAATGATGTGGTTCAGTTCAGACCTACAGGAAGTTCTGCCACTGCCAACTTGAGAACCATTACAGGTGTGACAGCAGGGATTGCACAATCGCAATACCTCACTGTTATTGCAGGGGTTGGAGCATCTAAACCTGAAATTGATTACTTAGTCACTTCTGCATCTGACTCAGTATCAGTGTCTGTAGTGAGTTGGACAGGTGTTTCTAACACTGCGTACCCAGCACTCGTGTAATCGCTCTGTGGCGCCTCATTTTGGGGCGCTATTCTAATTAAATGAGGGGTTATTATGGCTACTACAGTTTTTACAGCACAACAACTGGTAACCCGTTCATGGTTTTTATCTGGAATAGTTGCTAGAAATTTACAGGTTCCTACAGGCGATCAGATTTATGACGGCCTAGGCATGCTGAATGATTTACTTAATTTTAAACAGATTGAGACTGATTTAATCCCCTATTGGCAATACATCACGTTTCCAGCCGTTCCAGCGCAAGAATATTATTACTTGCCAAACGTAGCTGCTATTGAAACGTCTACGTTTAATCTTGGTGTTGTACGCTATCCAATGCAATCAACGACCAGAACGAATTATTATGGATCAGCCCGCGTTGATAACATCTCCACATTGCCGTTTTCATGGAACTTTGAAAGGAATGTAGGTGGTGGTACTTTTGCATTGTACTTTAAGCCAGAACAGGCTTATCCAATAAAAATGCAAGTTAAAATATTTATGGTCGACGTTGGTTTAAATACTAACATGCTGGATGTTACAGAAACGTTCCTAGACCCATTAGACCCAGCAACTCAGCCCTACTATACACCCTACACATTCGTTAATAACGGCGTTCAAGGCTATGACACCTCCTATATGGAGTATTTACGTTATGCGTTGGCGCGGTACATGTGCTCAGAATATGGCATTATTTTTAATCCTGAATCTGAAAAAATATATCAGTCTATGGTGCGCAAATTAATGTATATGGAGCCACCAGATTTGAGTAGTAAGAAATTCTCAATCTTAAATTCTGACCGCGAACCTGGTTATAACTGGGGCGATGTGAATATTGGTCAAGGATGGAGACCGTCTTAAGATGAGTAATCCAGACATTATCGACCATGAAATACGCATAAGACAGATTGAAACGATTCTGGCTGACAATGAAAAAAGGGCAAAAGCCAATCAAGAAATGCTAAAAGGCCATTTTAATTGGATTATTGGCACCGTTATCACGTCTATTTCTGGATTGATACTTCATGCCATCAAGCTAATTTAAGGACGGCCAATGATTACAAGAGGCGATAACTTTGAGCAGTTCCCACTAAATATAGTCGGTTCAAGTATCTTTGGTCGATACCCCAAGATAAGCACCGAAAAAACATACAATATGTTTATTTCTGATAACTTCATGGTGCCATATGCCGGATATCAGATTGCGATTAAATCGGATTTACTGGGCAATGGGCAAGAAGGCCGAGCCACATTCACAAGCACCAAATTTGGCAAACTGGTTGTTGTTGTCGGCAATAATGTGTATTTAACGTCCATTAATTATTCACAACAACTTCAAAAGGTCACCTTTTCGCAAGTAACGTTTATAGGCCAGCTGCAAACCAGCACTGGTGTGGTTTACATTGCTGAGAACAATAAGCCTCAGCTTGGGTTCTCAGATGGAACTGCCTTTTATATTTACGACCCCAGTTTAGCGCCTGGTGCGACCTTTGTTACGGTACCGTTGAACTTCACGCCTGGTTACTTAACATTCCATGACACATACTTTATTTTAGCGGCCAGCAACGACCAAACGTATTCGCCACCTGCTAACAATACATGGCGCTTATCATTAAGCAATGAAGGCTATTTGTCATCGACTACGTTTACAGGGGCTGCCAATGTTTTAACGCCAGCATCAGCGCTTGGAATTTCTGCAGGAAGTCAAATCTATTTTCTTGGGACAACCATTTTAACGCCTGGAACGACTTATTATGCCGGTAACTTTTCAGGCAATACATTCCAGGTTTATGCCACATTTGCTAACGCGATGAGCGGCACAAGCCCATTAACTACCGATACCACAGGAACCGTGGGGATTAACGCATGGCCATCAACTGCTGGTTATGTGGGTCTTTTGCAATCCAAACCGGATAACGTGAAAGCGGTAGTGCGTTTCCCTTCAAAAGGTAATATGATTTTTGTGATGGGTAGCATTGTCACGGAGGCATGGTTTGATACCGGTGCTCAGTTATTTCCTTATCAGCGTAATAACCAATTTAACATTGACTATGGATGTCTACAGCCCGCAACAGTGGCATATATGGACGAAATCGTGGTATGGCTTGCTCAAAACGAGAAAAGTGGCCCGATTATCATGTATTCAAATGGGGGAATGCCTGAAAAGATTACGACGGACGGTATTGATTATTTGTTCTCGACTCTGCAAAACCCACAAGATTCTCAGGCGTTCTTGTATCGCCAAGACGGTCATTTGTTTTATCACATTAACTTTTATAGTGATAACCTGTCCCTTTTTTACGATTTCTCATCGAAAAAGTTTTTCCATGCCTCCGACCAAAACTTAAACTATTTTATTGCTTCTGAAGTGTCATACATAAATAATCAGTATTACTTTGTTTCAAGAAACAATGGTAATCTTTTTGCTTTTGATACGGTTTATACGACTTATCAGGATGTAGACATTAATGGAGTAGTGGAAAACCACGAGATACCACGTATTAGAATATGTGGGAACGTGCGCTCACCTGACCAAGCATACCGAGTTATCAATGATGTAGGTTTCACGATTGAGTCTGGACAGACCGATTACCAGCAACAATCGCTCGGTGAAATCATTCTTATTACTCAAGATGGTCGACCTATTATCACACAAGGTGGCTTCTTAGGTATTATCTATCAAGACGGCATCGATATGATTACCCAGGATGGTTTATTTGTTGTGACGCAGCAATCTGATGAAGCAGAAGGTTCTATATTAATTGCTCAGCAAGAAGGAAATACCGGCACATCGTCCTTATCCCTTCCTCATGTTGATTTATCTATATCCACTGATGGTGGAGCAAGTTTTGGTAATGAATGGGCATATACGTTGCCGGCTATTGGTCAGACTAAAAACAGACTGATGTGGTGGCAATGCGGTATTGCCAATGATTGGGTTCCTCAGTTTAAATTCTGGGGAATGGGTCGATTTGTGGTGACGGATGGTGTTGTAAACACAAGGAAGTAATAATGGCTGAACAACAAAATATGAATGCTATTTTCCCTGATTTACCAAGGGAAATACCAGCGGTCGACAAACAGGGGAACTTTAGCTCTTTATGGAGCCTCGGTTTTGCATCATTGTTTCAAGCATTGCAGGAAAACTTCAAAAGTGAAGGCATTGTGTTGCCATCCCTTACCACCGCACAGGCCAATCAAATTGCAGCGTTGTATACCACTTATTATACGCCGACTCCTCGTCCTTTACCTCCAGGGGTTCAGGATATTAGCGGCCAAATGATTTACAATACAACGACTGAGAAGCCACAGGTATTTATTATCAATTATGACGGCAGTACACCGCCCAATGTGACGGCTGCGCGATGGTGGACTTACACTATAACGTAACTCATATCAGGTGTATTATAGAAACACAACAATGATTTAAGGATGAATCATGAGCTGGTTTAGCAACTTATTTAGCGGCAAGAATCCTGCCGACTCGGCAATGCCGTATCTTAATCAAATACCTGGCGCTACTCAAGGCTATCAATCTCCTTGGTTTAATGCTGGCAAAGATATGATTCCTGGTCTTTCCGATCAATATAAGCAATTGATGAATGACCCTTCAAAAAGATTAAATGAAATTGGGTCTAGTTATAAGCAATCCCCTGGATTTCAGTTTGCAATGCAACAGGCTCTCCAAGGTGGTGACCATTCAGCAGCTGCTGGCGGCATGGCCGGAAGTCCTCAACATGAACAACAAAATATGCAGCTTTCAAGCAATCTTGCTAGCCAAGATTATAATAACTATATGCAAAATGCGTTAGGATTATACGGTCAAGGATTGAGTGGTGGACAAAATATGTCGAACCAAGGCCAGCAAGCAGGACAAAGTATGGCTGATATGATAGCTCAAACCTTAGCACAGCAAGGCAACTTGGCGTTTAATGGTCAGCAACAACAGAACCAGAACAAGAGTGATATGTGGGGCAATGCGTTCAAACTTGGCGGGGCTGCTTTGGGTGGTTTTGCAGGTGGACCATGGGGTGCGTTTGCTGGCTGGAATGCAATGAAGTAAGGACTAATCATGACATTTTCATTTACAAATTATGCAGGAATCGCACCAAGACATTCACCATTGAATGACATCGTTGGCAAGGTATTGGGCGGCTATTCAGATATGACTAAAGCGAAATATATGAAACCTCAAATTGAGGCTGATATTTTCCACAAGCAAATATCCCCTTTAGCTATGCTTGCGAGTAGTCCTTATTTCTCTTCACTTCATCCGCAACAACAACAACAAATTGCGGGCTACATTAGCCAAATGCTCAACAAGCAAGGATTGGGTGGTGAAGGCGGTCAAGGTGGCCAAGGAATGGGCGGTATGAACCCAATGGGTCAACAAGGCATGGGTGGCATGGGACAGATGGGCGGCCAACAACAAATGGGCAGTGAACAACCAGGATATGGACAAGGTGGAAATGATTCACTTGTTCCTGGAAATCCTGGTGAACACTTCACAGGTAAGTTCACAGAATCACCTTATTCTGGTGGTACTGCGCATCGTGGTAGCCAAGGCGAAACCATATACGCTCCTACAGGCGGTGGAGTTCAAAAAGGATTAGATGTCCTCACCGAGTCAAAAGGCCTTAAAAAGCTCTTTGATAAGTACGCTAAAATAGCTCCTAATATTGGTGGTGCTGGCGGATTTAAACGCGACCTATCCAATGTTGCCAGTGGGATTGAGAAGACAGGATTGCCCTTTACTCAACGTATTTCCGAGGCTCTAGGTGGTGCTAAATTATCCAATGAAGCGGCCAGCGCTCAAGCTATGCAAGCTGAGATGGCACCGGCTTTGCGTTCTCTTGGGTTCTCAAATGCTGAAATTAACAGTATGTTGCAATTCTATCCTGGTGAAACCGCTAAAAACATACAGGAACGCTTAAAACATACCTGGCCTGTAATTGAACGTAAAATACAGGCGCACCAAAGAAATCTCACAAGTGGAATTAATGCCAATCAAAATGTCATTGGTGAGAATGAAAACCCACGCAGTATTGAACAGAAAATTGCGCGTGATGAGAAAGAACGCGCACAAAATGCTCAAGGACAATACAAAGAAGCCCCTCCTGGGTCAATTGGGCTTTATAAAAATGGAGAGCTTTATTTTATTCCCGCTGATAAATTAAATGACGCATTAGCGCAGGGGTTTGACTATGAGTGATGATTGGAGTCAATACAAAGCTCAGCCAAAATCTGATGATTGGTCGCAATACCATAGCTCTAATTTTCAGCAGAAATCTGAAAGGGGAAATGATAGTTCGGAAGAAAAAAATCAAATAGAGATGCTAAAAAAGCAACATCCTATCCTCTACAAGATTGCAGAACATTTGCAAGGTTCCCCAACGCTCAAAAAAGCGGGTGATATTGCCGGTCATTTTAATAATGCGGTTGAAGGGACTGGCTTACCATCGCTTGCAAAAGGATTTTTTGGTACGGGGATTGATATGGGTCGCGGAATAGCAAACCTAATCCCTGGTGTTAATATCCCAGAGCAACAGTACAAAGACCTCAATGTTAATCCCTATGTTGGGCAAGCCGCTGAAACTATTGGGTCACTTGGGATGGGATTGCCGGCCTATAGAGGTTATCAAGCCGCTAAACAGGGCATTGAAGCCATTCCACATGCTGCAAAAATACCAGAATTATTGCGTAATATCCTGGCTGGTTCCGGTGTTGGTGCTGCTATTAGTCCAGACCATAGAGGATTAGGTGCCGCATTAGGCGCAGGTGCTGAAATGGTTCCGCACGCAGTATCTGGCGTTAAAAATTATGTCAAAGGTAGAAATACCGCTGCTCATGAAAAAGAGTTATACAAAGCTATGATGGAGCATGAAATGCAAAAAGGCGACCTTGAGTCGTTAAAAAATCTATCTACGCATAAATTTGGTTCAAATAATCCTGAGGCTTTGGAATTAAAAGCAAACGATAATGCTATTGAGGGACTTTTAAAACATAATCTTGGTGAAGGCGGCACACATTCTCAAGACCTATCTAAGCACATTGTGGATGCCATAGAAGGCCGTCAGGTCGTCGAACCACATCCAAAGACTGGATTGCCTAGAGAAGTGCGTAAAGGCGGCCTACGTGAAGAAATAGGCTCTAAATATGATGAGCTAGAGAATAGCTTGCCGAACATAAAAATTCCTGGCTCTCCTGATATGCAAGCAGTTGAGAAAGAGCTTAAGAAATTTACAAGCGATAAGGCGAACTTGTCTGAAGACCAAAAAGAATCGTTCAGAAAGGCGCTTGCGGCAACTCATCCATCCGCTAAAACAAAAGAGATTAATGGTAAAGAATTTTTCCGTGCGTATCGTTCTCTCAAACGCATGGAAGGCTCGCAGCGTTCAAAAGCTTTTGGGTTATCACCTAAAGAGCATGATGAATGGATTGAACGTGCCAATCAAACTAAAAATACCTATGAAGGTATGGAAAAGATTATCGAAAAGCATTTTCCAGAGGATACAATTAAACGCCTTCATGAAATTAATCATGAGTACGCCAATAAAGTAGCGCCTCTTCATGAAAACCCAATGTATCAACAAATGCTGAACCATGGTCGGTACAAAGGAAATATAGCTGAAGCGCTTTCTGGGACTACTCCAGGGAATAAGATCCTGAATAATATGATTCAGAACAACCCAGAATTATCCCGCTTAGTTTTAGGCCATTCTTTTGCAGAAAATCCCAGTAAATTAATGAAGCCAAATAAAATCATAGAACCTTTTATAAAAGCAAATCCACATATTTATAAATTATTGGAATATAAACAACAAAATCATTCAGCATTAGAAAATATGCAACATATGGAAGAAATCAACAAGCAAGTAGCAATGATCCCGAAACTTAACAAAGACATTAATGAGCAAAGAACATTTGCTAAGCGCTTGAAGCAAGAATCAGAAGTTGCTGGATTAACGAAAGCAGAAGTCGCCAAAAAGAAAATTGAATATGAAAAAGCCAGCAAAAAGCTTAGAGCTTTAAAAAATAAACTTATTGGAGCCTCAATATTAGGCACAACCATAGGTTATGCAGCTAAGAAAATTAGAGAGTAGTGTTTTTTATTTAATCATCTTAGTGTATGATGACAAATTTTGAACACTTAGGGTGTAGACATGGGTTTATATTTTGCATTTTTTATGATGGGCATCGGGATTACGATATTTTTTTCAGATTAAATTGAATTTTTTAGGTAGGAAATTGCTTTTTTTAATATTTTTATATCATCTTTAAGCATTCCTATAGCTTGATTACATGACATACACAATAGACCTCTTATTTTTCCAGTATTGTGACAATGGTCTACAGACAAACGTTTATTGGTGGGTGGCGAACTACAAATGGCGCAACAATTATTTTGGGAAATAAGCATAGATTCATATTGTTCTACAGTCATTCCAAAACGGTTTTTAAGATGCGAGCGGTTTTTATGATAGTCCTTAGTTGAATTTTTTTTTCTACAGAATTTGCAGTAAGGGGATGATAATTTCCAGTCATAATTTGTAAAATCTATTTTTTGTTTGACTTGAAAGCAGCGGCTACATTTTCTTTCTGTATAATGGTCATAGTTTTTAAGGTAACGATATTTTGATGAACGCGCATTATTGCATTGCTTACAAATAGATTCGTTTCGCGGTGGTTTTCTAATATAGACTTGTTCTATAGTTAAATCACCATGGACAGGACAATTTTTTATAATATCGGTCATACACTCATCCGGTATAGTCATCATTAAGGCAAAACCAGGCAGTTGATGAAACTGCTTTTCGCTCCGTCGAGCTAGGCTTTGGGGCGGTATTATATCATAATAAAGTATAATTTTATCAAGGATTGATAATATGTCTATTTTTACAGGGAATGTTGATTTACTGGTTGCCGCAGCTATTTTACAGGATATTTTAGTAGACAAGGACGGTACCCCTATGGCTGGGGGAACGATTACTTGTTACCATGATAACAGCAGAACTACCCTTAAAAACTGGTATTACCAGTCGTCAAATTTTGCCGATTCAAGTGGTAATTATACCTACAGCACATTACCAAACCCATTAACATTAAGCGCTGCCGGCACTATTTGTGATGTGAACGGCAATGATACGATCCCTTTTTTCTATCCTTTTGATGAATTGGACGCTGAAGAACCAGACCCCTACTACATCACTATTGTTAATCATGACCAAACGAATCAAATTACACGCCCTAACTTCCCATTTATGGGTGATAATTCTGGCACAGCCTCCAAAATTAATACATTTAATAACCTGATTGTTAATAATGGATTTTGGCGCAATATACAGCCTAACACATTAGGAATAACCCCGTTTTCGACCTATGTGTATAATACAGGCTCATCAACCACCATGACCATCCCGACAGGTGGCACGAATTACGGCATTGTTGTAGCACCCAGTCAGCATGATGGTTTTAGAATGAATGACATTCAATTTCAGAAAAACAATCTTACTGGCAATGACTCGGTGACTTTTACACCATTTCCTCTTGGATTTGGACAACCTATATTAAATTCAATCGTACCTGAATATTATATTGCCCACACCTGTACGACTGCTGGAAATTCAGAAACCGTTAAGTGCTATCAGTTCCCTATCTCTTTACATGTGAATACATTAGCGGGTGTGCCTTTTACTATATCCGTTGAGGCACAAAATGGTGGTGCTGGAACAAACACCCTTACCCTCCTTCTTTTACAAGACCCAGGGACTGGTGGTACAGGTGGTGGCACCCAACAAATAGGCCAAATTACGCTCAATAGCACCTGGTCTTCATATTCATTTACCGGCATATTCCCTTCAACTGCGGGCATGAATTTAGGTACTGGCGCTGATGATGGCTGGTATTTACAAGTACAGATGCCTTTAAATGCAACCTGTGCGGTTAATTTTACCAAACCATCGCTGTATTTGACGGATAATGTGGTGCCAAGTAACAACTTCCAAACGTATGATCAAGTTGATGCCATAGCCAATAGCCCAAGATTAGGTGATTTACGCGTTACTACCAGTACGTTTTATCCTTTTGGATGGGTGCCAATGAACGATGGAGTGATTGGTCTAAATGCAATGTCTGTTGTAGGAACTACTTCGCAAGTAGGTTATGCGAGAGGAAATGCGGATGTGTTTAAACTTTATAGCCATTTTTGGAACATAGCGCAACAGTTTGACACCGGTTCCAATTTAAATGCCATTTGCCAAATGTATACTAATAGCGGTTCTTCTTTAGTCGCTACTAATTATGGTGCCACACCTTATGCGGATTTTACCGCAAACAAAGCGCTTCAATTAACTAAAATGTTTGGTCGTGCGTTAATGGGAACGGTGCCATTATCGGCTTTATTTCAATTCTATGGCCAGCAATCCGTGGGTATTACAGCCAGTAGTGGTGTTGCCGGCGCATTATTATTGACTGCAACAACAGCTTCCGGTTTATGGCAAGGAGCACCAATATCATTTCGTATTGGAGGTGGTGGCGTTTATCCTGGGAATATAATACCCAATTACATCTATTATATTTGCAATATTTCTGGCGCTACTTTTAACGTTTCTACTACTTACTCAGGTGCTATTGCAGGTGGCCCAGTGGTCAATTATAGCTCAGCTGGAGGTGGTACATTTATTAACTTTAACCAGACTGGTGCGATTACTGGTGAATATAGCCACACTCAACAATTAACTGAGCTTGTGAATCATAATCATCCTGGTAGTACTTATGGGAATAACTCAACGAACAACGGTGGTTCTGTAACCTCTTATGGTTCATTTGGTGCAATTAACCAAAACTTCCCTGTTAACGTAGCGGCGCAAGGCGGTGGTCAGCCTTTTAACATCACAGAGCCTGGTGTATTCTATAACATATTTATTAAGCAGTAATACCTGTCGACACGGTAGACATGAGGTCTTTATGTGTCGATAAAAATGGAAATTTTAAACATAAGGACATGCCATGAGTACTCAATTATCTTTTGGACGTGACGCGCAAGGGTATAATGCTTATGCGCCGATGTTCCCTACCGATATTTTCACCGCTACGATTGCCACAGGAACTGCGCGCTCGTTCACTGTACCATCCAATTTCCCACTTTTTATTATGTATGTACAAGTTCAACCTAATGGTTGGTGCTGGGTTTCAAGAACAGGTACTGCGGCTGTTCCTGCTGGTGCTCCATTAGCGGCTTCAGCATCTGAAATGGCTGCTGGCACTCAGTTATATAAGCGTGTTGTTAATGCCGGCGATGTGATTAGTTTTATCACAGCTAATACCACTTGTGACGTGTCCGTAAGTTTGTTTAATTTACCAAGACCTTAATTCACCTACTTTAAAAGGATTTAAAGATGGCTACAGAAGAGATGATAACCTCGCTTCCTACCGTTGCAAGTGCTACGATGAGCGACATTATTTACGCAGTTCAAGGGTATACAAGTCCTACATCGTTAGGCTTATCAGTACAGGAAACGTTAGGGCAAGTCTTCACCCTCTTTCAATCCAATGTGATATTGGTTAACTCTGGAAATCCTAATGGGGTTTTAGCAGGAACAACTTATCAGTTTGCTTGGGATCAGGTCAACTCGATTTTGTATATTTGTACCCTTTCTGGAACAGCAACAACCGCTGTCTGGACTCGTGCTAATATCAATAGTGGCTACACGACTACGCCAACTGCTGCCGCTACGACCACATTGACTGTTCAAAGCACCTACTGGCAATTCTTCACAGGAACTACCACGCAAACGGTTGTAATGCCTGTAGCAAGCACTTGCGCTGCTGGCATGACTTGGTCGATTGTAAATAACTCTACGGGTGTTATAACGGTCGAATCATCAGGATTAAATACAATTGTCACGCTCAGTGCTGGTGAAGTAGCGATGGTGACTTGTATTCTTAATAGTGGCACATCCGCAGCAAGTTGGAACGCTATTGTTTCAGCGGTCGGCGGCGGTGTTACATCCATTACTGGAACCGCAAATCAAGTGATTGCTTCCGCATCATCTGGCGCTGTAACACTCAGTACCCCTCAAGACATAGCCCCTGCAAGTTCTCCGACATTTAATGCGTTGACTTTAACCGGAACGCCTCTTGCAAAAACAAGCGGTGGTACAGGCTCATCTACCGTAATTACCAACCCAAATGCCACTTCCTGGGCAGGATGGGACGCCAACAAAAACATGTCAGCCAATAATTTTATCGAAGGATATACCACAACGGCAACTGCTGCTGGCACAACTGTCATCACAGTAGCAAGCACTTATTGGCAGTATTTCACCGGTAGTACAACCCAAACGGTTACAATGCCTGTTACTTCTACTTTGGTTCTTGGTCAAGCATGGGAATTTGTCAATAACTCAACGGGTGTTGTTACTGTTCAATCATCAGGTGGTAACACGATTACTGCAATGGCTGCGGGGACAAGTGCGGTATTTACTTGTATTTTAACTTCTGGAACAACTGCTGCAAGTTGGAACTCAGACTACAGTTTAAACACTGTAGGTGTGGCTTCAATCACAGGAACGGCCAACCAAGTCATTGCTTCCGCAAGTACTGGCGCGGTGACTTTGAGTTTGCCTCAGAATATTGCTACAACAAGTGCTCCAACTTTTGCGGGATTAACATTGACGAATCCCTATATTCTAAGCGCTGGTGGTCTTCATAGTTTCCAAGTATTTACTTCAGGAACCGCGGCAACCTATACAAGACCGGCAAACGTTTCATCTATTCTCGTTGAGCTTGTTGGTGGTGGTGGTGCTGGTGGTGGGTCTGTAGGTAACGTTTCAGGAACGGCATTTGGTGCTGGTGGTGGCGCAGGAGGATATGTTGTTTCTTATATTCCAAGTGCGGCCTCTACTTATACTTATACGGTAGGTGCTGCTGGAGCAGGTTCGTCTGGTAATAACGGAGGGGCTGGAGGAAATACAACATTTTCCACTTTTACAGCTAGCGCTGGCGCCGGTGGTAATGCAATGGTTTCAATTTCAACTGCTGCTTCTTCTTCTTCTGCTGGAGGTGCAGGAGGTGCTGCCTCTGGCGGTGGAATTGCAAACGTCCCAGGACAAGGTGGTGGCGCAGGTTATACGAGTCAGGGAAATGGATTTACAGGTTTTGGTGGAAGTAATATTTATGGTTCTGGTGCTCCTTCAAAAAACAGTGCTGGAACGGGAACTGCTGGAACGGGATTTGGTGCTGGTGGTGGTGGTGGATTATCAACTACGGTAACAGCAGCAGGCGGAGCAGGAACAAGTGGAATTATAATTGTATGGGAATTTGCCTAAGTTTTTAATAAGGAACATATCATGTCAATATTAAATGTTACATATTTTGCTGGATTTTGGCCATCCATAGGTGGGGCAATTGTGCCAGCAGCACTTTCAATTCAAACTGATGACTCTTTGGCTACCGTCATGGGAACTGGGTATTTGAACGGATCAGATTCAACTTATGGTATAACGTATCAAAATAACTTACAAATGGCGCTTGTAAGTAGCTCTGATTCAACGCCCGTTTGGTTAGCAGTTCAGATTGATGGTTCCTCTAATGTCAATTTAGTCGCACCATCTGCGGTGTAAAGTGTAGAAATCAATCCTTAAAAAAGTTACCTTCTCCTTAATTTAAAAAAGGAGAAGGGAATGTCCATAAGCAGCACAGCTATTATACATCCAGAAGCAATAATAGGCGAAAATGTCACCATAGGTCATTATTCAGTCATTGGGAAATGTACTATTGGTCGAGATTGCATTATTCATCCGCATGTGGTCATCAATGATGGCGTCATTATTTTTCATGAAGTCGAAATATTCAGCGGTGCTGTCATTGGGAAAGAGCCAAAAGGTGCTGGAGCTACAGCGCGACCAATTGATTTTGAGCGCGTCATTACCATTGGTGCTGGAACCTCCATTTGCCCTCATGTAGTCATTTACTACGATGTTGAAATTGGTAGCAATTGCCTCATTGGAGATGGCGCATCGATTCGGGAAAAATGCAGCATCGGCAGCCGTTGTATTATCAGTCGATATGTCACAATTAATTACAATGTTGACATTGGGCATAAAGTGAAAATTATGGATTTAACACATATCACCGGTAATACCGTCATTGAGGATGAAGTATTTATCAGTGCGCTAGTTGGGACGGCGAATGATAATGTACTTAGCCGGCAATACAACGATGATATCTTAGGGCAATATATTCAATCGGGCGCATTTATCGGCCTAGGTGCTAATTTATTACCGGCTGTGAAAGTGGGTTATAATGCAAAAGTAGGTGCTGGCGCCTTGGTGACAAAGGATGTTCCTAAAAATAGTTTGGTAAAAGGGATACCTGCCAGGTAAATAATACATAAAGCAAAGGATTTGCAATGACTGATACCCTTACCCCGGATGGAAGGTTCACGTTTGCCTTTAATGCCTTAATTTCGCATGAAGGCGGCTATTCGAATGATAAAAATGATCCAGGTGGTCAAACGAAATACGGTATTACCCAATCTGAACTTACGAAAAATTACAAAAAACTCGGATTACCTCAAGACGTCAAAAGATTGACGCTTGACCATGCGAAAATATACTACAAAGCAGTTTGGTGGGATACATACCATTACAACGCAATCAATTCATTGGCTGTAGCCACAAAAATCATGGATATGTGCGTTAATGTCGGACAACGCCAAGGCGCCTTATTGCTACAACGTGCTTGCAATAATACGGGGCATAACCTCAAAGTTGACGGGATTATGGGCGGTCAAACGATAGGTGCTGTTAATGAAATCAGTCTTCACAATCGCGAAGAGGATTTATTGGATGATTTATGCGAAGAGCAAAAAGCATTTTATGAACTGATTATTGGGCAGCATCCAACACTAAAAGCATTTCAAAATGGATGGATGAAGCGCGCAGCCTATCGCGGCACATGATTATCGATTTGCCTTGGCCTCCTAGTGTGAACCACTACTGGAGGCATACCAAAAACGGCCACTACATCAGCAAAGAAGGGCTAACGTTTCGAGAAATCGTCCAGTATAGCACACTGAAACATCGCAATATAATTCCTGACGATGCGAAATTATCAGTGCGTGTAGAAGCCTTTCCGCCGGATAAGCGCAAACGTGACCTTGATAACGTGCTAAAAGCGCTGCTAGATGCCC